ACTCAAGAGTTTCAACATCTTGTTCGAGTTTAACTCGTATATATTTGTCTTGAGTATCGTTTCCAGTATCGCCACTGCTTAAATAAATTCGTTGTGATTTATTCATAATTAAAATGTTTCATATAAATACTAATACGTAAAAAACCCAACTCTCTTGATTTATTTCTGATTTTTTTCAATAAAAAATTAAGACGAGTTTAGACGAATTTTAGACAAAAAAATCTGATTTTCAGAAAATCGAGACAAAAACAAATTAAAAACCATTGAATATTGATTTATCGAGAAGAATAGCAATACTATAATAATTGCCTTAAAACACCTTTTCGATATTTTTTTAGTATTTATTGAAAAAGAATAAGCATTGCTTAATCCGAAAAAATAATAAAAAATTAAATAGATAAATAACATGACAGATTTTGTATTTACCTCTCCAGGTGTAAAATTTAAGGAACGTGACCTGACTTACGTAACACGTAATGTTGGTATAACTACATTAGGTGTAGTAGGTGAAACCCAAAAAGGTCCAGCTTTCGAACCCGTCTTCATTCAAGACCAGACTCAATTCGCAGACAGATTTGGGGCACAAAGCACTAAAAGATTTCCAAACGGACAACTCCAATATCAATTACCGTATGTTGCAAATGCATTCCTTGAGGAAGCACAGCAACTTTATGTAACAAGAGTTCTTGGACTCAGTGGTTATGAAGCAGGTATTGCTTGGAACCTAACAGTAAATGCTGGTATTGACCCAGACACTGAGGGTGCTGTTTCAGCATCGACTTCAACTGTGCCATTTAGTGGTAACTCTTATTTAGGTGTCGCAATTGGAAGTACTGGAACAACGGGCATATCAGATACTGGTTATACTAAGAATGTTTTAACTGGTGTATTCACGAATGAGATTCATGAATTTACGGCAGTAACATATACAGCAATCACTCAATCAGGTACTGTTAGTGATAAAGTGACTTTATGGTCAGGAACATCTCTTAGTGACTATGAAGATATGGTAATTGCTACAATTAGAAGTAGAGGTTACTCAGAAATTGGTCTTGATGAAACATCAAGTACAACATTTGACACATCAACACTTGATATGATTGCCAATAACACACTTACGGGTATTGGTGATTTGTATGGTAGTTTCACCTTAGAAGCAGCAAGTTCTGCAAGTACAGCAACATATCAGGCTTCGGTGAATCCTAATGACAGTAACTACTTACCAAATGTTGTTGGAAGTGGACCACAGGACAAGGCAACTAAAATTTGGGTGCAGGCGATTTATCCCGACCTAATTAAAAAACTTGACGAAGAAGGTTATGCTTACGGTATTAATACCGAAATGGTAACAGGTACTTCAACCACTTATAGTGATTATACGACTGGGTTCAAAACACCTGAAACTCCTTGGGTAGTATCTCAGTTAATGGGTAGTAATATTGACAGACTATTCAAATTCATTAGTATTTCTGATGGTGATAGTGCAAACGAAGAAATTAAGGTATCAATTGCAAACATTAATTTACAAACACTTGAATTCGATATTGTTATTCGTGCATTCTACGATACAGATGCAAATCCTAGTGTTTTAGAGACATTCCAAAAATGTACAATGATTAAGGGTGCTTCGAGTTATATCGGACAGCGTATTGGTACAAGTGATGGTGAATATAGTCTTCTTAGTAATTATATTATGGTTGAACTCGCTGATGATGTTCCTAAAGACGCATTCCCAGCAGGTTTTGAAGGATATATGTTTAATAATTATGCTAGTGGTATTACAGGAAGTGTCACAGGTATTGCACCAAAACTATTCTATAAAACTGAATACGAAGACACTGATAAAGTTATTAAAACTTGGTTAGGTATTTCTGAACTCGGTTATACTGGTGATGGTATCAACCAAAACGAGTTCAACTTTAATAATTGGTATGCGGGGCAAGATGTTGATGATTTCAGTAAATCTAAAGGATTCCATATGGACAGTGGTGCTACTGGCGCAACTTATATGAATGGTGAATTCGAAGTAGGTGCTGGACAATTCAGAACAGTTCAAGATACTGATGACCCAACAAATCCTTATTACGATATCAAGAAAAGAAAGTTCACGTTGGTTCCTGCTGGCGGTTTCGATGGTTGGGATGTTAATAGGGATATTCGTTCATACGGTGATGATTACAGACAAGGTGGCAGACGTAGTGGTTATCCTGGTGAGCCTCTAAGAATTCCTGAGAATGACTTCCAAGCATGGGAAATGGGTGTTGATACTTTCAGTAACCCTGAGAATGTTACAATTAACCTTTTCGCAACTCCTGGTATTAATTGGGCGTATCAAACAGTATTGGTTCAGAACACAATCGAAATGATTGAAGAACAAAGAACTGACACACTATACATTCTTGACTCTCCCGAATTAGCGGGTGCAATCGCACCAACAATTGGTGGTAGTGGAAAAGAAGATGTTGTTGTTGCAACTGAAATCGTTAACTTACTGAATGACGTTGAAATCGATTCAAGTTATGTATGTACTTACTTCCCTTGGATTCAGATGCGTGACACTCAAAATAACGTTAACGTTTATATCCCACCAACAGGTGAGGTTGTGAAAGCAATGGCATTCACAGATAACGTACAATTCCCTTGGTTCGCACCTGCTGGTTTAACTCGTGGTGTAACTAACGCAAGGAAATCTATGTATAAATTGAGTCTTGAAGCTCGTGACATCATTTATGAAGGTAGAATCAACCCAATGGCTGACTTTGCTGAAGCAGGTACTGCAATCTTTGGACAGAAGACACTTCAAATCAGAGAAAGTGCTCTTGACAGAATTAATGTTCGTAGATTACTACTTCAAATCAAGGTTCTTATTGCTAATATCGCAATCAGACTTGTATTCGAGCAGAACGACCAAGCAACAATTGACCAATTCTTGAATAAAGCAAACCCAATCCTTGATAGTATCAAGAGAGAAAGAGGTTTAACTGACTTTAGAATTAAAATGGACGATAGTAATAACACTCCTGAAACTCGTGATAGAAATGAGTTATACGGTGAAATCTTTTTAAAGCCGACACGTGCTGTCGAATTCATCGGTATTACGTTTACGATTACTCCTTCAGGTGCATCATTTGCCGATGTTGGTGCATAATTTGATTTTTTTTATGATTACGGAAAACCCGCTAAGTTGGCGGGTTTTCTTTTTTATAGTATTTATTGGAAATAACAATAATTAAATCATATATCATGGGAAGACCAAGAAAGAATGTCCTCAACCAAAAAAGAAAAAAAGCAAAAGTAGAACCGAAGGAAGAAGTAGCTAAATTACTTTCACCAGATATTATATCAGTACAACCAATTGGAGTGAGTGGTGAAACTGTCTTCGAAATGACTCAAGAGGATATTGAAATGGACAAGTATGATATGACAGTTCATTCGGAAATCAATCCACCTGTTGTTGAAGAACCGAAAGAAAATGTTCTTGAAGCTAAAATAATTATAGGTGGTAACGAACTCGTAACGAAATCAATTAAAGAAGAAAAGGAACCAAAGATTGTTTTTACAAACGACCCTATCGAGATTGAAATTCCTGAGAAACCACTTACTCGAACCTTAACAGGGAAAGAGATTAGAAGATTTCAGAGAACTGGTATCATGCCTAAATAATTTTTGTTGTTTTTATTCAGTGTAATTTCCAAATCACTGAGTATTTATTAATAAACGCAAAAATAAGCAGAAAAATTAACAATTTGATAAAATGGCAGCAGAAGAAACAATGATAAGAACGATGCCGTTCGAATACGAACCAAAAAGAGTCAACCGATTCTTTGCCGTATTTGATGACGCATTAGGAATTCAAGTTTGGAAAGTTCAGAAGTTCAAAAGACCTTCAATGAAAATCAATGCAGTCCCTATTCAATATATGAATGAACAACAACACGTTGCAGGTAGATACACTTGGGATACGATGACAGTCAACTTCCTTGACCCTATCGGTCCAAGTACATCACAGCAACTTATGGAGTGGGTTCGTTTACATGCTGAATCACTTACAGGTCGTATGGGGTACGCAGCAGGTTACAAGAAAGACATTACGTTGAAGTCGTTAGACCCAACAGGTGTTGAAGTTGAGAAATGGTTCTTGGAACAATGTATGATTACAAGTATTGATTTCGGAGACAATGATTATACAAACGATGAACTGACAAACATAACACTAGAATTACAACCGTGGAGGTGCATCCTAAATATTTAATAATCAAAAAATTACGATTATTTATTTAAACCACGTATTCAATACGTGGTTTTTTTATATCTTTGAAATATGATAAGGACTGGAATTTATAAAATAAAGAACCTTGTAACTAATAAGATA